AATGGGAGGCGGCTCTGGTCTCAAATATGCGGCCTCTACAATCATTTATCTCAGCAAAAAAAAGGAAAAGAGTGAGAAAGAGGTTGTTGGAAACATTATTAAAGCTAAGACACATAAATCGAGACTCAGCAAAGAAAATAAAGAAGTAAATATACGTCTTTATTATGATGAACGAGGATTAGATCGCTATTATGGTCTCCTAGAATTAGGAGAACTTGGAGGAATGTGGAAAAATGTGGCTGGTAGATATGAAATGAATGGAAAAAAAGTATATGCTAAGGCAATACTTTCAGATCCAGAAACTTATTTTACCGATGATGTGATGCAAAAACTTGATACCATAGCAAAAAAAGAATTTTCTTATGGTTAAAGTATATGATAATACAATTCCTGATGAATTATGTAAAACATTAATAAAGTTATTTGAAGATAATATAAAACACCAAGAATATTTTAACGAAGATAGTTGTCCTTGTTTTACTCAAGTTAATATTAACAAAATATCTTTAAAGATTGTTAATAATTTAATACCTTATCTTGCAGATGTATATCGAAGATATCGAAAAGACACTAAAAATTATTATTCACCACCCATGAAGGAGTTGGAGGAATTTAGAATTAAAAGATATAATACTAGTGGTGATGAAAGATTTGATAAACATGTTGATGTGAATGATATTGCATCATCGATTAGAGCAGTTGCATTTTTATTTTATTTAAACTCAAATAATGGAAATACCATTTTTCCTAATCATGAGTTGAATATTAAACCAGAATGTGGTAGAGTGGTTGTGTTCCCACCTACTTGGGAATATCCACATGCAGGTCTTCCACCTTCAAATAATTCAAAATATATTTTGAGCACTTATATACATTATGGAAAGAATTGAGACTACTATTCTCAGAAACTTAATTTATAATGAAGAATATTCTAGAAAGGTAATTCCTTTTATTAAATCAGAATATTTTGAACAACGATCTGAAAAGGTGATCTTTGAAGAGATAACTCAATTTATTGTAAAATATGGTTCTTCTATTACTATTGAAGCTCTAAACATAGAGACTGAAAATAGAACAGATCTTAATGAGGAAGAAGTAAAGCAAGTTAGAGAAATTAATAATTCTTTTGTTGATTCTGTTGTAGAAAATCAATGGTTGATTGATTCTACTGAGAAATGGTGTAGAGATCGTGCTATATATTTGGCACTGATGGAATCTATTGCACTAGCAGATGGACAGGATGACACTAAAGGAAGGGATTCTATTCCTAGTATTTTGTCTGATGCTTTATCTGTGTCTTTCGATAATCATATAGGTCATGATTATTTAAATGATTATGAGGAAAGATATGAGACATACCATAGGAAGGAGGATAAGATCCCATTCGATCTTGAATACTTTGATAAAGTTACGAAGGGTGGTCTCCCTAATAAAACACTCAATATTGCTCTTGCTGGCACTGGTGTTGGTAAGTCTTTATTCATGTGCCACATGGCTAGCAGTGTCTTACTCCAAGGAAAAAATGTATTATATATCACTCTCGAAATGGCAGAGGAAAAGATTGCAGAGAGGATTGATGCCAACTTACTTAATGTCAATATACAAAATATAACAGATTTGCCCAAACCTATGTTTGATAGTAAGGTTAATAATCTTGCTAAGAAAACACAGGGAACATTAATTATAAAGGAGTATCCAACAGCGTCAGCACACTCAGGACATTTCAAAGCATTACTTAATGAATTAGCATTGAAAAAATCATTTAGACCTGATATAATATTTGTAGATTATTTAAACATATGTGCTTCATCCAGATACAAGGCAGGTAGTAATGTTAACTCTTACTCATACATCAAAGCAATTGCGGAAGAACTTAGGGGGTTGGCTGTCGAAAGTAATCTACCAATCGTTAGTGCTACTCAAACCACTCGTTCTGGTTTTGGGTCTAGTGATATTGACCTTACCGATACCTCTGAGTCATTTGGTCTTCCTGCAACTGCTGACCTTATGTTCGCTCTCATATCTACTGAGGAATTGGAAAGTCTCAATCAGATAATGGTTAAACAATTAAAGAATAGATATAATGATCCTACTATTTTCAAAAGATTTATTGTGGGTATTGATCGTGCAAAAATGAGATTATATGATGTAGAACAATCTGCACAAGATGATATTATTGACAGTGGGAAAGAAGAGGAGTATAATAGTGAAGAGAAAAAACCTAAAAAATCTTTTGGTGATTTTAAATTTTGATAGTTGAGAGAGTAAAATGGTTTAGTGCTGTTATTGTTTTGATTGCCATGGTTTTTCATGTAATGGGATGGACTCCTTGGAATAGTATTCTACAAATGATAGGTGCTGCAGGTTGGGTCTATGTTGGTTTTAAAATGGGAGAAAGAGCAATCATCTTAAATTTTCTTCCACAATTTTTTATTATCATTCCTGGTTTGATTATTCTTTATCTTACAAAGTAAATTATGACACTTCCTGATCATTTTTATCCCTACTGGTCTGTTTATGATGGATTAGGTCAAAAATACTGTGATTGTAGTCACGAAAAATATGCAATTAAAACTTTAGAGTTGCATGAGGGTGAAGAATTTACTTACAGAAGAATAGATATTCCTAAACCATTACCACCACACATTGTTGATGTAACAGCAGAACATGAAGGTGAGTTACCTGGTCAACGTGGATTGCCTAAATCAAAAGAGAGACTTCCTTTTGAACCTATATTAGAAGAACTACCACAAAGTAATTTACATAAAATTTAACTATTCCTTATATACAAAAAAAATTCTAATGACAAAACAAATAGATACTCAAAAATATATTGAGTTTGTAAATACTGTTACTTCTGAAGAGAGTAAGTATGGTGGCCATTTTCAAGATCGTTTAAGAGAGTTATACTCTAAAGATTTTAATACTCATAGAGCATTAACTGCTGCACTCGGACTATGTGCTGAGTCAGGTGAGTTCACTGAGATAGTTAAAAAAATTGTCTTTCAAGGTAAACCAGTTACTAAAGAAAATCTATTTCATATGAAACGTGAACTAGGTGACATTATGTGGTATTTAATTCAAGCATGTATTCTCTTAGAAACCACACCAGAAGAGATCATTGAAATGAATGTAGAGAAGTTGAAGAGTAGATATCCTGGTGGAGAGTTTGATGTTTACTTCTCAGAGAACCGTAAAGAAGGTGATTTGTAAATAAAATGAATCTTGAAACCAAATTAGTTTTTGCACTGGAACATGTTGCACATCTTGAAGATCTTATAGTAGATAATGAGTGGGAAATATATTTAACACAAAGTCTTTCAACTATGAAATATGAATTTCAAAGACAATTAGAATTAGAACAACAAAAAAATAAATGAAAAACTTATTTAAGCATGCAAAATTAAAAAGATTATTATCTAAATCATTTCCAAGTAAAAAAATATCTATAATAGATAATAAAGATGGTTCACAAACTATTTTTATATTATAAGAGTTGGACATATATAATATAGAGTATCAAATGTTACTATGAGAGAACAACTAATTAAAGCACTTTTAGCACATGCACAAGGAGACATTCAGAAACATGTTGCGAATGTTGAGGTTTATTTAACTAATCCTGCAGGTATTGGTGAGCACTCTAATATAGTAGAGGCAATCGAACAAGAATTAAATGAGATCGCTAAGTATCAAGATCAGATAGAAGTAATAAATAAATACTTTAAAAAGTAATATATGGCAGTCATATCCCAAGATTTATATTCAAAATCTGTGGAGGTTATTAATAATAATCTTTACGATTTTGGTATTTCTATAGATGATAAAAAAACAAAAGGATCTTACATATATCTTGAATGTGAGGAAGATAGATCTGATACAAGATCTTCACTTGAAATGGAACTTGAAAATATTTCGGGTATAACGTGCAGTAGAAAATATATTAAATCCAGATCCTCAATGGATATGACAGAGATTAGTGGTTTTGGTGATAATTTATTTTTAGTATATAAAGATAGAAAGGGTGGTATGAAAGAAACCACTTTAAACGCATCTATAACAGAATTATTTCCTGCCATAGCATTTGAAAAAAAAATTAGCCCTAGACTACTCACTGATAAATTTTATAATGAAATAGTTTCTGCTAATGATCCAAAGTTAAATGTATACAAAAATAAAACCGCATCTGATGCGGGTAAAGACACAATAGATAGAGCAAGTTCATCATCAAAATTTGATGATAAAGTAGAAAATGCAAAAGCAATTACAAGATTTTTAATAGAAGAAAATAAAAGAAAAAAAATTAATAAAGTTGTTTGGGGATATCGTAATAATACAAAACCAACTGGAGTGTCTCCAAATCATAAAGGAGATATATTTCTCGTATTTGATGATGGTAATATCTTAGGTGTTTCGTTGAAAGCAGGATCTGCATCATCAGCAGAACCACAATTTAATAGTTATGTTAGACCTATATTTACCTCTTTTAAAAAATTACCAGACTTTGCAAAACTTCAGAAAACATCCTATAAAACTTTTTATAAGGGTATCCCAAACATACCTAAAGAAAGCATGTATGGTAAACCACAAATGACTAAAGTTGTTGGAGCATTTGAAAATAGTAATATTAAAAGATATGAAGCATTGTATGATGAGCAACTTAAATTTGTTAGACAGTATCTTTGTAATATGATGAATGAATATCCAAAAAAAGCAAAACAATGGTTACTCAAAGAAGTTGCTGCTGAACAAGAGGATGTTCCTTTAATAGTTGTAAAGGCATCAGATAATATGACTAAAATTATTGACGATGAGAACGTGATAAAAGATTGTGTTCAGACTTCTAAAAAATTAAATGGTATAAAAGCATATCCATCAAAAACATCTAAGCAAAACTGGCACATTGATTTGACTTGTAGAACACATACAACTACTTTAAATTTTTCAATTAGAACTAATAAAACTGGAATAAATCATAAGTTAGGTCAATATATAAACCTTGCTGTTAAGTTTAACGGACTTAAAAAAAAATGAACCCAGAAATACTAACTCTTATAAAAAGTTTTGAACCTGATTCAAAAAATCCTAAAGAAAGGTATTCTGAGTTTTTGTATTATTGTTATTATAATCTTGATAAAATGATAAATAATTATAAGTTTAAAGATTTTGATAGGGAATTACTTATCAAATATATTCTTGTACATAAGAAAGAGATAACTATACAATTATCCAAATGAAATCATTCTTACAATTTTTATCTGAATCCACAGCAGTTCAGCAAGCCACACGTATGGGTTTGACTGGTGATGGTCATGGTGGATGGTATGATAAAAATGGTGAGTTTGTAGCAAAAACAGAGAAGGGTGTATTAAAATTTTATAATAAAAGACAGAAAATTGGACAGCAAGATCCTAGACAATCTGATAAAGAAAAGAATTTATCACAGACAACATCTGCACAATCACAACAACAGGTAGAACCACAACAACCTGTATCACAGAAAGATGATCCAGAAGGCCCAGTAGAACCAGATAAATTAACACCACCTCAAGTTGAAAAAACAAAAGGAACTTTAACCATTGCTTTTGGTAGATTTAATCCACCCACAACAGGCCATGAAAAATTATTAGATACTGTTGCTAAATCTTCTGATGATGGGGATTATGTTATTGTTCCATCAAGGAGTCAGGATAAGAAAAAAAATCCACTAGATGCAGATCAGAAAGTTGGTGTGATGAGATCAATGTTCCCTAATCATAGTGAGAAGATTGTTAATGATCCTGCCAATAAAACTATCTTTGATGTATTAAAGAAGGCTCATAATGATGGTTACACGAATGTAAGATTAGTGGTTGGAGCTGATAGACAAAAAGAATTTGATAAATTGACTAATAATTATAATGGATTGCAATATGATTTTGATCAGGTAGAAGTTCGTTCTGCTGGTGATAGAGATCCTGATGGTGATGGTGTAGAAGGAATGTCTGCATCAAAGCAGAGAAAGTATGCTGCAGAAAATGATTTTGATAATTTCTTGAAGGGTGTTCCTACTGCCATGAATAGAAAATTAGCAAAGGATTTATTTAATAATATTCGTGCTGGTATGAATATTAAAGAAGGTTGGAACTTATGGGAAATTGCTCCTATATTTGATTGGAAAAATCTTCGTGAGAATTATGTAAACCAAAATATCTATAAGGTTGGCCAATTAGTTGAAAACCTTAATACAGGATTTATTGGTAAGATTATTCGTAGAGGTGCTAATTATTTAATCTGTGTTACTGAAGATAAAATTATGTTCAAATCTTGGATAAAAGATGTAACTGAAGCAGTTGTTAATGGAACTACTAAATCTGGTGTTCCAGCACATCAAAGAGAAGTTGGAACTGATTCATTATTAAATTATGCTAAGTCAATGGTACCTGGAAGTGAGTGGGGAAAACATTTCATAAATAAGTATAGAAAAAAGTAAGTATTTCTTGGTTTTCAAATGAGTAAGAATATTGTTGAAGAAAATCCTGTACAACAGTCTAGTGCACCATCTCAACCACAAGGTCAAGGTGCCACTGGTGGTCAAGATAAAATTAGAAAACAGGCTCGTCAACTTGCATATGACGTAAGATATAAAGTAAAGCAAGGATTTAAGGATGGCCAAAAGACTGATCCTGCGTCTTTAAAGAGAGCATATGCAACTCAACTTGGTAAGTCACCTGCACCAGGCCCTGTTAAATTACTTGCTAAAAAGATGCTTATTGGTGAGGAATATGATTTTGTAGATATTTCTGAAACTGTAGATAATGTTGTTTCTAGTGCCGTTAAACGAATTTTTACTAAGGTAACTAATCTTGAAGATGCTGATGGAAATCTTGCATTTGAAGTTACTGATGTTGTTAGTGAGGAAATTGGAGAGAGAAAATATAAAATTAGAGTAAAGGATAAGAAAACTGGTAAGTCATATGTTCGTATGGCAAACCGTGCCAAAATTTCTGAGTTAAGAAAAAATCCTAATATTGCTTCTGTAGAAATGACTGGATATGGTTCTCCATATGAAGGCGAGAAGAAGAAGGGTTCTGATACTGCAGCAGTAAAATCAGGTAAAGGTTTATCTGCAAAAGATTATGATGGTGATGGTAAGAAAGAAACACCAGAGGCAGAATATAAAGGTTCTAAAGATAAGGCAATTAAGAAAGCACTTACTAAAGAACATCATCAGAAAGATGCTGATGGTAAAGTTATAGAACATGGTGATGGTACACCAAGTTCTGTTGATGAAGCATTTATTGATGAAGTTAAGGATACTGATATTGATAATAATGTTAAAAAAGTTGATGTGATGAAAGGTAAAAATAAAGTTACTATTAACCCTAATCAATCAGAACAAGTCGAGACAATGGAAAAACCAAAGGAAGATTCTAAGGAAAAGAGAGTTAGGTTGATGAAGCGTATGATTTTACAGAAAAAAATGCAAGCTGTAAGATCTGGTGCTGGTGCTGACATTGTTGCACATAATGAATTAAAAGGTGAGGTAGTTAATGAGAAGAAAGCTGCCAAAGACTATGATGGTGATGGTAAAATTGAATCAGGAACCGATGAATACATGGGATCTAAAGATAAGGCAATTAAAAAGGCGATGGGTAAAAAACATGATTGTGCATCTAAAGTAAAGCATGAAGAATATGGTATTGGTAATCCTGTAAAAGGAATGCACGATCTTGATGAGAGTGGAAACGTAGCACATTATGATGTGCTATTTGATCATGGTGTTGAGAAAAATGTTCCTGTTACTTCTTTAGAAATTTTGGAAGAAGGTATGCATGAGCATGTTATTCAGGGTGATGTTATTGAACAAAAGAAACCAAAAAATTGTGGTTGCGGTCAAGATCCTTGCATAACTTATGGTAAAAAAGATATGGGCGATACTATCGAAGAGGATGCTGATAAACTTTCTGATAAAGCATATGATCGAGCAAAAACACTAGGTGCTAGAAGAAGAAGTTCATATGAGTATAGAAAAAAAGGTAGTTATGGTCCTGGTAAGAACGAAAGAGCAGGTTACAACTTATCTCAATCACAAAAAAGTCGTAATCGATCACCAGAAACACAAGGTGGTAATCAAACAGGTGGTGGTCCTAAGTCATTTGGATATGCTAGAAACAAAAGTAATCCTGTAAAATCCAAGAGTGGTTATGATTCTGGTGGTCAGGGACATCAAAAAAAGGCAGATACAAAGATCACTACCAAGAAAGATGGAAAGACACCTTTGAAGACACCTCGTTACAAATATTCCACAAAACAAAGAAGTGAAATGGGTTTCCAAGGAAGAATGGATAAGAGGGATCCTAAAAAGAATCCAAAGCATACTGCTAATACACAAAAAGAATCATATACTACAAATCAGATTAGAAAACAAGATCTTGATTCTATGAGAGATAAAATTCGTTCTATATTAGAGAATGAATATAAAGATAGAGATCCTAAAACTGGTGAGATGGATAATAAACCATCGGGTAGTGTAGAATTTGATGGTGGAGCAGTAATCAATCCTATTGGAGATCCAAGAGAAATGCCCACAGCAATTAATCTTGTTAAAAATAAATTAAGAGCAAGAGGTATGAAAATATAATGAAAACCTTTAAACAATTTGTAAGTGAAGAAGGTTATGATGTCGCAAGAGATCAAGGAAGAATAAAACCTGCGAAGGACAAGAAAGATGCAACTTCATATCCACCAAGTAAAGAAATGATGAAGACACAGAAGGTAAATAAAGGCCCTTCCGCACTTGAACTTGTCAAAAAGAAATATGGCAAGTCTATTATGAATGTAAAGTAATGCCAGCAGTATCTAAAAAACAACAAAAATTTTTTGGGATGGTTCGTGCGACCCAAAAAGGTGAAATGAAAAATCCATCTAAAGAAATTTTAGACGTTGCAAATGATATTAGCATGAAAGATGCAAAGAAATTTGCTAAAACAAAGCATAAAGGTTTACCTGAAAAGAAAAAAATGAACGAAGACAATGTGCTTAAGAAAGTTGCAAAACAATTAGACGGTGCAAGTAAAATGCACAAGCAACAAGCTAATAAAGTAAAAAAACATATAAAAGACATGCACAAAGAGGGGATGTATGATACAGATCCTAAAACAGGAGAATCACCTGTAGCAACTTCAGTTAGAAAAGGAAATAAAAAGAAAGGTGATGATAGACTAAAGCATTTTGCTAAACTTGCTAAAAAAATGGTAGGTGAAGAAAATATTGATGAAAAATGTTGGAAAGGATATGAGAAGAAAGGTATGAAGACAATGTTTGGTAAGAGATATCCAAACTGTGTTAAGAAAGAAGAGATTGAAAATGTGAGAGAAGGTGATGGTGATCCTTGTTGGGATACACATAAGCAAGTTGGTATGAAAAAGAAAGGTGGTAAAATGGTTCCAAATTGTGTTCCCAAGAATGAAGAAGTTAAAAGAGATGAATATGGAGATCCAGTTGGAGGGCCTAAGATATCAAAGAAACAGAAAGCAAAAAATCTTTCATCAAATACACCTGATGAGCAACATACTACAACTACTTCAGAAGCAAAATATGAAAGAGGTGCATCAACTTACGGTAAAGCAACAATCAGAAATAAAAGAAAGTTTGGGACATCTGGTGAAATGCCTGATATTATGACTGGAAAGAAAATTACAAAAGATGCGACAAGAGGTGAACTAATTTCTAAGAGAAGAGAGGAACATAAGGCAAAACGTGGTGTTAAAGAAGAAATAGTAACAGAATCAGATAAGAAAGGGAAGGGTAGTGGTAAGAAAGATGCTTGTTATCATAAGGTAAAAGCAAGTGCTAGTGTATGGCCTTCTGCATATGCATCAGGTAGATTAGTTCAGTGCCGTAAGAAGGGTGCTGCTAATTATGGTAATAGTAAGAAAGAATCATATTCTTGGAGAGAAGATTTTACCGAAGGCTCTCTTCATAAATGGTTCAAAGGATCCAAGTCTAAAGATGGTAAAGGTGGTTGGGTCAATGTAGTTACAGGTGGAACCTGTGCAAGTGATGAACCTGGTGAAGGAACACCAAAATGTGTTTCATCTTCTAAGAGAGCAAGCATGACAAAGGCAGAAAGATTATCTGCTGCACGTCGTAAGAAAAAAGCAGATCCTGGTCAACAACAAAAGTCTGGTGCTGCAAAACCAACATACGTATCAACCGATAAACCTAAAAAGAAAAAGGTAAATGAAGCTGCTGCATGGACAAAAAAATCTGGTAAAAATCCTTCAGGTGGATTAAATGAGAAAGGTCGTAAGTCATACGAAAGAGAAAATCCTGGTAGTGATTTAAAATCACCAAGTAAAAAAGTTGGTAACAAACGTAGAGCAAGTTTCTGTGCTCGTATGAAAGGTATGAAAAAGAAACTTACAAGTGCAAAGACTGCAAGGGATCCAGATTCTAGAATTAATAAGTCACTCAGAGCATGGAATTGTGAACGTGAATTAAATGGTAATGTAATAAATGAAGAGGTTGGATATAAATCCTTTATGAAACAGACACAAGACGCAAGGGATAAAGTGAAACAAAAAGGAGAGGAAATGAAAAAAAAGGATGCTTCATATATTGATAGAGTAAGAAAAGGTATCAAGTTTTATGATAGAAAAGGATCTGGACGTATAGTAAAAGGTCAAAAAGTATATGATTGATGTATATATAGATTAGATATTCGTAACATTATGTTTTCATTCTTACTTCCTTTAGCATCCAAAATTATCGGTGATGCAGTAAATAAAATTCCAGATGATGCAGAACTCGGTGAAAAACTTGTCGATCTGTGTTTAATCATTCTCAAAAAAGCAGTTAAGTTAACTAAGACTGATATGGATGATAAATTATTAGAACAGGTTGAGAAAGCAATTCAGACTCGTTAATATTAGAGATATATAAATATCTTTAGAAAAGAATTTTTAATAGGTAAAAAACATGGCTCTTTGGGGAAATAACGATAATGTAACCTCAGCTGGAGTGGTAACAGTGAGTTATGATGATTTGACTGTTACTGGAGATGGAACTGCTTTTGGTGCTGTCGGATCCGCTAAAACTGGTGATGTAATAAGATTTGGTTTTAGAGGTGATAAAGTCAGTGCTGGAACTACATATTTTGGTGATGCTGTTATTAGTGGTATTACGAGTGCTACCTTATTGAGCATTGCTTCCACTGCAGGTCTTAGTGGGGCTGCAATTGGTGGTGCTGGTGGTACTGCTTTTTATATAAGTGAACTTCCATCATCTACCGTAGGTGATTTTAGTTATAGTGAGAAAAATTCTGGATACGATAAAGTAGTCTATGGTATTAGTGATGCAACCTCCCAACTATATGATGGAAGTAGTAGTGAATTTAGAACAAGTGGTTCTGGTTGGGTAGGTGTTACAACTTATATTGACAGACATAATAATCTCAGAGTTAAATCTGAAATATTAGTTGCTACATCTGGTATCACAACTGGTTCTAACGGAATTGCTTATCCAACTAACGAATAATTTAATATAATATGATATGAAGTTTAATGAATTGAATGAGAGCAATTATATGCTCTTTGCTATAAAATTCTATGATAATCCACAGGCATTAACAAAAGAAGATTTTGAGGATGATTTAAAACGTATTAAATATATTAAAAGATTATTTAAACGCTATAAAAATACAGGTGAACTTAAAGTTCATCTCATATTAAATCATCTCACAGTTTTATTTAATGTTTTTAATGATGCTGCGGTACCTTTACTATTCTATAATTTAGAAGAAGAACTTTGGCCTTATTTGAAAAGTTTTCTCGTATTTTTGAATAGAATATCTGAATACCCTAAAACTGAAATTAATTTAATAGAAACAGATAATAATTGTTTATCTTTACTAAAGGCAATTTAATGGATAATAATATTAAATCTCCCATAGAAAATGTAAGTGATATAGTTCGTAAGTATCGTCTTCAAGAAGATGCACCTACAAATTCTGTTGGAGGAGGTGCCATTGCTGGAACCTCTCAAGCTGGCGATGATCCACCAGTTGATTTGAGAAAAAAGAAAATGAGAGACTGGAATCCATTTTTTAAAGACCTAGCAAGAATTCAAAGAAGAACAAAGAATAAAAAATAAAAATTTAAAAAAGATCTTTTCGGAGGTCTTTTTTTTGTCTAAATAATTATATAATAATTGAGGTCATTATGGCAAAAGGTACAGCAGGAAAGTCTGCAAGCGGAGCAGCAATGTCTAAGTATGATGTTGAAGTAGAAGCAAGACTTAAAGCATTAGAAGCACAAGCACATCCAATACCTACTGGTGCTACTCAGAAAAAAGTTGATGATAGACTTACTGCTTTAGAGAATGCAGTTAAGGAACTTCAATCATCTGGTGGTGGTAGTAGTGATGCATCTGATCATGATAAAATTATTGAACTTGAAGAAAAAATAAACAAACTCTGGAATTGACAAATGTCTAATATTTCAAATAAACTATAGAATGGAAAATAATAATTCAAATGCTAACGCTGCTTTATTAGAACGATTAGAGAAAGTAATTGATACTCTTAGTGATAATTCTATTAAGATGGGGCAGATGCTTGCTGTCCATGATGAAAAATTAGACAAACAGGATAGAATAGATGCGGTATTATTTGAGAAGATTGAATCGTTACACAAGGACTTGGAAAGGTCAACTACAGAGATTAAGAAGGGGTGTGAGAGAGATATTCGTAAGGTAGATGACAGACTTCGTGTAATGGAAAAAAAGATGTGGAGTATATTCGGTGCATTAAGTATAATAAGTTTTCTTGTTAGTCCAGTGGGACAAAGAATTTTAGGTTCGGTATTGACACCATCAGTAGAAACAAGTATAATACAGAAAAAATAATTACTATAGAATGAGTGAAGTTGAATTTAGGAAACATCGTGTGTTCCGTGAAACACAGGATGTTATTTTTTATGATATATCTGTAGATGAATCAAATGCAGCTGACCTTGTTGTTCATACTGATGCTGCTATATCACCTCCAGATGACACTGTAGGAGCAAAACAATTTTACCTACACAAATATCAAGATGACTATAATCGAGTAGTCTCAGGGGAAAGAACCTTTGAATTAGTTAACTTTGGTTGGAAGTATCGCTATCATATTGTTCATTTAAATCGTCAGAGTGGTGCATTGGTCATACCACGGAATACATATCATCGTTCAATATCAGGAGAGAAAGGTTCAATTGTAATTAATCAGGCAAAAAGATATGAAGGTTTTAAGGCATCAGAGGAATTTATACCAAGATCTTGTGCTATTAATCCAGATTTATATGCTATACTATTAACAGAAAAACCTGTCATTCATACTTTAGGTGAGTAATGGATATTATTGATTCCAAATATATTGGTCTCGTATCTTCAAGACTTCAGAAATTTAAAAGAGTTAAAGCAGATCTTTTTAATTTTCGTTGTCCAATCTGTGGTGATTCTCAGAAGCACAAAAATAAAGCAAGAGGGTATTTTTACCAAATCAAGACAAACACTAATTACAAGTGTCATAACTGCGGTGCTAGTTTGTCGTTTAATAATTTTCTTAAACAGATTGATACAACACTTCATAAACAATATTGTCTTGAGAAGTTTAAAGAGGGTCATACTGGTAAAAATTTTGTTATTGATGAACCTAAGTTTGATTTTAAGAAACCAGTCTTTGAAAAAAAATTAGATTTACCAAAGGCATCAGAGGTTCCTATTGCTAAACAATATCTTGAAAAAAGAAAATTAGATCCCACTAAGTTTTACTTTGCTCATAAGTTTAAGAAGTGGGTAAACACTCAAAAACAAACATTTGATACCATTACTAGAGATGAAAGTAGAATCATTATACCAATGTATGATGTGGAAAGTAACCTTATCGGTTTTCAGGGAAGAAGTCTAGGCCCAAACTTTGTTAAATATATTACCATCATGATTAATGATGATGCTCCAAAAATTTACGGATTAGATAAAATCAATGAAACAAAACCGATTTACATTGTTGAAGGACCGTTTGACTCCCTCTTCGTGGATAATTCCGTGGCGATGTGTGGGAGTGACCTTGATCCTCGGACGTTTGGTTGGAGCAATTATATTTGGGTTTATGATAACGAACCTCGTAACAGAGAAATCCTCAACAGAATCTCAAAAACAATTGATAGAGGAGATAAGGTTATCATCTGGCCAGATGAAATAGTTGAAAAAGATATTAATGATATGATACTCTCTGGACATAATATAATGTCTATATTAAAATTAAATACATATTCAAACTTAGAAGCAAAAGTAAAATTTAACAACTGGAAAAAGGTATGAGCAACGGCACCAAAGTTAAGAAAAGGAATGGTTCAATTGAACCTCTTAACCTTGAAAAAATGCATGTTATGGTAGAACAGGCATGTGATGGATTAGCAGCAGTTTCTGCTAGTCAAGTAGAAATTCAATCAGGTCTTCAACTCTATGATGGGATTACGACACAAGAAATACAGGACATACTTATTCGTAGTGCCTCTGATCTTATAGATTTAGATCATCCTAATTATCAGTTTGTTGCTGCTAGGCTTCTTCTTTTTGCTTTAAGAAAACAATTATATGGTAGGATACATGAAAATCCTTTAGTCAAAGATCATGTTGCAAAATGTGTAGAGAAGGGTGTATATGATCCAGAATTAATGGTATTATATACAGATGAAGAATTTGAGAAACTTCAATCATTTATAGATCATGATCGTGATTATCTTTTTACTTATGCAGGTCTTCGTCAGGTAGTTGACAAATATCTAGTACAAGATAGAAGCACTGGAAATGTGTATGAAACACCACAGTTCATGTATCTTTTGATATCTGCAACCATATTCTCTAAATATCCAAAAGAAACAAGATTAGACTACGTTAAAAAGTATTATGACGCAATCTCCAAACACAGAATCAACATCCCAACCCCAATCATGGCAGGGGTCAGAACACCCATTCGTCAGTTTGCATCTTGTGTTTTGGTTGATATTGATGACACCCTCGATAGTATCTTTAGCAGTGATATGGCTATTGGCAAATATGTCGCACAGAGGGCTGGTATC